GCTGAGTCACTTAACTGATGTCTCACTTTAAAGCAATAAGGCGATGTTGATTGTTACACTTATCACGGAGAGTGTAGGATGTGAAAACCTTAACTTCACAGGACTAGATACGTCTTGAAACGATCCGTTGCGCAACTGGATGCGAACAGTGGGGGTCTGGAAAATTGATCAGGGGACTTATATGCGTCCGAAAGACCTCTAATAACCTGATCATCTCCCCCAAAAAGTGTCTTGTTGGCGAGACCAAAAATCCACCTTCACCCCCAAACTCTCAATTCTCAACTATGGTCACAATTACAGGAAATAACGTTTTAAATCTTATGAGAATGCTTTTGATATTGAGTTGGCTTCGAATTATTGGATTGGTTTCATCCTTTACGCAGCCTTTATTCCCTTTGTTGGCTTCACTTAGGGGATTTCTTGGACACTACGTGCGGTCGGTTTCACCGCACGTTCTAATGGGTCTGTACATTGCTATTGCTGTACAGATGGCCTTTTCATTTGAAGGCCTTTTAACAATTGTTTTAGGGATAGACCATCCGCTTTTTGCCATTTGGTTCCTAACATACATCCTACATTGGGTGTTTATTATATCTGGAACGGCATTGCTATGTTATATCTCCAGGTGGTGTGCAGCATCTGCTGCCCGCCTCCCACGTCCCATTGTGCTATGCACAAATTGCTTTCGGCCAACTTGTTTTGGCTGCGGAGGCAGAGGGCAAAACTCTTTCATACCTGACAATCCTAATGAACCGCCGGTTCAGAATGTGGAGCGTCAGGGACCAGTGGAAATGCCTAGAAATAGGCTTTTTATTGTGTTGGAAGGAAATCCACAATCCGGTGAGGAGGATGTGGCTGAATTCCAAAATCTTACCATGTCCACTGCCATGTTAACGCACTTGTGTAACTTCATGGCCTTTATGCATATACTTGTTCACATGCTGCGCAATAGGCGTAAGCGGTCAATTATGACCGTATCCTGCCTTGTTTTCCTTTATGCGAATACTTTGCCCATTGCTGGCATACGTTCCGTTTTGGAAGGCGCAGTGCGTGCTTTACTTGATTCCACGTCGTTTGAACCGCGTCCTTATAATCTACCAAGCAGATGGCGCATATATGCGCTTAATGCTTTTGGTCCCATTTTTTCGAGACTCCGAAATTTTTTCATCGGAGATGTAGATGAGATGGAAGATCATTTGCAAGCTGCTTTTGCCGATCTTACTAATATTCCGTCGCCCGAATCAACCCCAGAGGAAGGAGATGGCCACTTTCAAAGTCTGTCAAGTGTGGCAGAGCGACTTGCTTTTATTAAGCAAAATTGGCGTGAGGTATACACTAGTGATGTGTTGTATCGTGTGCGCCAATTTATAGGTTACATTGTTGGCTATATTTTTTCCTACTCGAATCCCGATGTAGAGGCCCCATGTCCCAAAACTTTCACCATGCTTGGTATTGATGGACAGAAGGCTTCGCCTATGACGATTCTCGATTGTGCAATAGGCACCCTCGAGCTTATAGTTAAGAAGTGTGAAGCATTTTCTCTTTCCGGTGACATACGAGACTTGTATGCTGCATCGCATGAACTGCGTGAGCTTGAGGCTCGCATAGCAGATATTGAGGGTAACATGGCAGCGCTTGAATTGGGTAATTATGATATGACGCCATTTGGTTCCTCCGAGGAGGTCTTGGCGAATGTCGAGGAAATCATCCAAGATTTGCGCGGCAGACAAGCTGGAGAGCACCAAAGGACAGCAAGGCTGTGGTATGACGCGAAGTTGTCTAAAATGCAAGAATTGTTCATTCGACTCCTTAAGAGTAGTACGGGCAATGCCATGCGTGAGGCGCCTTTCGCTGTCCTTCTGTATGGCGCGAGTTCAGTTGGTAAGTCCACTGTGGCTAACCAACTTATGAAGTGCCTTTTGGCAGCATGTGGTCATGCATCAACCTCGCGCCATGTTACGGTGCTTAATTTGGCTGATAAGTTTCAGTCTGACTATAGACCTCAGCATAGTGGCATTATTTTAGATGATATTGCCAACGCGCGAGCAGATAAGAGTGAGGTCAACCATACATCGATGATTATTGATCTGATCAACAATATCCCTAAGGCTGCGTTGCAGGCTGAGGTTGAGAAAAAGGGACTGGTTATGCTTACCCCTAAGATTGTGATTGGAACAACAAATGTCAAAGATGTTCAGGCTAGCATTTATTCCAATGAGCCTTTTTCCATAGTTCGGCGATTTGCATACACCTTGACAGTGGAGGTTAGTGCAGAATTTGCACATCAAGATGGCACTTTGGATTCGTCCAAAGTGCCGGAAGGCGATGCTGTTGATGTGTGGAATATTCGTGTTGAGAGACCAGTTGGTGTTATGGCTGGTGGTAAAAGATCCTTTCGGTATGAGGAAGTGCTGCAGGGATCTTTTGCCGAGGTTGCAAGTCTGCTATGTGAGGAGGCCAGAGCGCATGTGCGTCGTCAAAGGCGTCTCGTTGCTGCCAGTAGTGCTCTTTATGAAACAGAGCTTTGTGTTCACAGCCTGTTTGCGAATTTGTGTGAGGAGTGCAATGTTGATGAGGGAGATCATCAGAGTGGCTTCTTGGGGGGATATTCTAGCATATCTCTTCTGTCTTATATTATTAATTTGAAGCCTTTCTACAACATTTCCCTTTACATATTTTTTAACGTGTGTTTATTTAAAAAGTTTTTCCTTTTAATTCTTTTAATTTCTCTTTCTTACTTTTTAGTTACCATTTTAAATAGTGTTTCAATAGTTTTAGTTGGCCTATTTTGGTCTCAGTTCTGCCATTATTGTTTGTTGATGTATGCTTATCGGAGCTTACGCAATTCGGTGCGGGCGGTCAAACGGAGATGGACTTTCCATCTTTCAGATTTCCACGCGCGTTTGTGTGCTTACCGTAAGCCTATATTCTTTTTAGGCATGACTGTGCCTGTTATTATGGCCCTTTTAGGACTTTTTAGAGTTGTTTCAGGCCAATTCCAGACCTTTTCTGCGGGTGAAGATCCGGAACCGGATGAGAACCCTCGGGAAAATGTGTGGCAGAAAATTCACAAGGTTCCTTTGCCTGTGTCTGAAAGTGCGCGCACGACCACATTTCAAGCGTTGTTACGCATGGCAAATAGGGCGGTGCGCCTTGCCATAGTGAATGGGAGTGAAATTACTCATTTGTTCCCCATATGTGGTGACATGTGGGTCATGAATGCCCACGTTTGGAAGGATAAAGGTGATCATATTGTCATGCGTGTCGTGCGTGGTGATGTGGATGCTAATGCCAATATTCAGGATTTAGTTTTGCACAAGAGTGAGGTATACTTTATACCCGCGCGTGACTTAGCTTTCTTTCGATTTCGATCTGCAGGATCAGTGAAAGATTTTCGACCTTGGTTCATGGAAGATGTTGAGTTACGTGCAATGATAGGTGTAAATGGTCGTATAGCTCTGCGGCAAAAGGATGGCCTGAGTGCAACAATAGATTTTGGTCAATCGCGAGTTGTACCAAAGTATAGGATTCAGACAGCCTATTTTGAAAATGTGGTTGTAGCGCATGTGCCTGATGGCACCTGGCATGGTTTGTGCGGTTCGCCTTGGGTAGCGGACACGCGCGCACCTTGTTTATTGGGCATACACTTTGCTGGTCGTGATCAGCAAGGAGCTTGTGCCTATATTTCGCAGAAGGACATTAGTTGTGCCTTGAGTGCGTTGGAGTCTGATACAACAGGGATCATGCTGCAGAGTGCGGGTTCGTTAGTCACAAACACATGCGGGCGTGAGTTTGGTCCTCTTGGTGACGCTCACCATAAGAGCCCAACGCAATTTCTGTCTGAGCGGGCTAAGATTGAATACTTCGGTAGCCATACGCTGCCGAGAAGGACATTTAGGTCCAAGGTTCAGCCCAGTTTGATCTCTGAGTCAGTGGAGAGTATCACGGGTGTAAAGAACATGTTTGGCCCACCTAAAGATATGAACCATTATAGGCATTTTCAGAAGCACTTGGATGCTGTCACGCATACTAATGACTACTTCCAGCCGGACTACCTGAAGCAGGCGGAGCAGGATTTACTTGGGTGTGTTGATTCAATTTGCGATGCGAATTTGGAACAGTTGCTCAAAATCAAGCCTTTGTCGGAGACTGCGGTCTTATCTGGCATTAAAGGCGTCAGAGGTGTGGATCGTTTGGATCAAAGCACTTCTGCTGGTTGGCCCTTGAATAAGCCCAAGAGTGGGTGGATTGAGTCTTTGGAGCCGGCTACTAGTGAGTGCAATGAAAAGTTGGCTTTAGCCCCGTGCATTAGGGACGAGGTTAAGCGAATTGAGAATTGCGCTTTGCGTGGCGAACGGTCGTATGCCGTATTTAGGGCAAATCTGAAGGATGAGCCCACAAAGCTCACAAAGGATAAGGTGCGTGTCTTCGCGGGGGCACCTTTAGCGCATTCTTATTTAATTAGAAAGTATTTTTTGATGGTTATCGTCTTTATTCAATCATTTCCCATAGACTTTGAGTGTGCTGTTGGCACTGATGCCCATGGCCCTCAATGGAATGATTTGATGATCCACTTGCGTCGGTTTGGTGAAACGCGTGGAGTCGCTGGGGACTATAAGGCCTATGATACAACAATTTCTGCTACGATGCTCGCCTCCGTGTATAAGATTTTATATCATATCATTGAGAGGGCCAATAGTTTGAATAGCAGTTATAGTGGTGATGATTTGTTGGTCGTTAAGAGTTTGATGACTGACCTGTGTCAACCTTGTTATGAACACAACGGCGACATATTAGGTGTTGTTGGGTCTAACCCAAGTGGTCATAATCTCACCGTAATAGTTAATAATATAGCAAATTCCCTCTATATGCGCTACGCGTATTATGCGCTTGGCGACTGTGAGGGTGTTGAACCCGGACCTTTCCAAGACAATGTGTCCCTCCTGTGTTATGGTGATGATAACATAATGGGTGTGTCGGATTCGGTCCCGTGGTTTAACCACACGTCAATAGCGGAGATGTTAGAGGTCTCAGGCGTGGTTTATACCATGGCCGACAAAGAGGCTGAATCAGTTCCATATGTTGACGTAGGTTCCTTGTCCTTCCTTAAGAGGGGCTGTAGGTACGAAAGTGCGGTGCAAGCTTATCTTGCGCCTCTTGAAGAGGGTTCAATTTTCAAGAGTCTGCACAATAGAGTAGTGAACCAAGGTAGTTGCAGTGCTCGCGAACATGCGGGTGCTGCAATTTCAGCTGCCAGCACAGAATTCTTTCTGCATGGGCGTGAGGTCTATGAGAAATATTATCCTCAACTTTTGCGTATCGTTGAGGATCATGACTTGAGCAATCAGGTGTTTGATGTGGTGGATTATGATGCCAAATTGGTGTTATATAAGCAGAAATATTGTTAGAATTTTAGAAAATGTTTTATTTCGTTTTATTTCTTTTCTTTCTTTTTGGTTGTATATATTAGTCCTTAAATATACTGTGCGGTGTCACGCTGCACAATAAGTTGAATAGTGTCCTAGGCGCGTGATCCGTATTTTCATATCTTTGTATGTGTAGGTTAGGAATATAGGCTGTGTTTAGTATGTAGGGGCCCTCGTGCCCTTCCCCTTTTTAGGGGGGATTTGCAGATCAAAAACACATATAGTTTTGTTTTGTTTGAGTTAAATTAACAAATCTTTAATCAACTGACTCACTGATAATATTAATAATAATAGCAGTAGTGTATCTGCTCATCAAATTACACATTTTAAAGACGACGTGCAAGTTCCCACGAGCAAGTCGTTTTCGCTGCGGGATGAAACATTTTCGCACGCTGAGACGGAGGATTCGTCTCTCGCAGCTTTTCTTGGCCGCCCTATTCGTATTAAAACCTATAGTTGGGCGGTTGGTGGCATCGCAAGTTTTGCAATCAATCCTTGGACTCTTTTCTTAGAGAATCCAAATGTAGCGGGTAGGTTGAATAACTACAATTTGTTGCGCGGTGATATGCGTGTCAAATTTGTCATCAATGGCAACTCATTTTATTTTGGGCGTGCTGTTGCGTCATACCGACCTTTATTTCAGGTTGATGCAGTTTATGCCAACTCTGAGTTCTCCACTAACACTGATATTTACCTTATGGCTCTGTCGCAGTTGCCTCATATTGAGATTGATTCATGCTCTTCACAGGGCGGTGTATTGAATTGTGATTATCTCTATAACCAGAATTATATGAGCTTGCCGGCTTCTGACTATGCTGGCATGGGCACGGTTAAGTTCCGGAGTTATCAGAACTTGGCACATGCAAATGGCGGAACAGACCCCGTCACGGTAACAGTGTTTGCCTGGATGGAGAATGTTCAATTGCATGTGCCCACAACCGATACGTATCAATCTGGTAGTTTAGAACCTGGTCCCATCTCCAAGGCTGCCTCCAGTGTCGCCACTTATGCTCAGGTTCTGACGGATATCCCCGTCATTGGACCTTATGCTAAGGCGACGAGTGAGATGGCTTCAAGTGTTGGGAAATTTGCGCGAGCATTTGGTTTTTCAAGGCCCAATAGAAATGGAGTAAATTTGGGTATAACTAATCGATCTGTTAGTTCGATGGCTTGCACTAACCTGGACGAGAACGTGGAGAAACTCGCCTTGGATGCGGAACAGGAATTGACTGTGGATCCGCGCACTATGGGTTTAGGGCCAGAGGATGAAATGTCGTTGGCTTTTATCTTGCGTAAGGAGTCTTATTTGGCCCAGTTTACTTGGAATACGACTGATGCTGTTGACACGATGCTTTTTAATGCATTGGTGACGCCAACATTAGGCAATGATGGTACAACTGTTCCCTTTGGATCAACGATTGTGGGCACCACGCCCATGAGTCATTTGTCCTCTTTGTTTCGATATTGGTCTGGTTCCATCAAATTTAGATTTGTAGTGGTGGCATCAGATTTCCATAAAGGACGTTTGCGTATAACGCTGGATCCGCGGTATAATAACACATTAGGTGGTACCGACTGGAATACAGTATATACGCGAGTTATAGATTTGTCCAAGGAAAGAGAGTTCGAAATCACGGCAAACTGGGCACAACCGTCTTCATATGCCCTTCTTAGTGACATTTCGTCAATAGGCCACAGTGACACTGTGAGATATGCGGGGTATAGTGATGAGACTAACGGCGTACTGACAGTGGAAGTGCTCAATGAGTTGAGTACACCTAATGTCGCCTCTACTGCTATATCGGTCATGGTATATGTGTCGGGCGGCGATGATTTACGTTACATGTGTCCAGAAGATAGGATTAAGAACTACACATATGTCGATGGTGCATATCAGTCCGGTGTGCTCGATGTCGATGATGTTGAGACCAAAACCGAGGATGAGGTCGCTGGTATAGTTGACCCGTCTGTGCAGGACAAGCTTTCCCAGGTGTATGGGGGTGAGTCGGTTTTGAGTATCCGCTCCCTTCTTAAGCGCTATTGGCTTGTGCGGGGTGAAAATCGGAGTGCGGCAGGGGGTAATGATTTTAGGCTCATGAAGTGGAGTTTTCCTGATTTTCCCATGACTCGAGGCTTTCTGACTGGAGGTATTGATACAACGTCATCAGCGGCAACGTATTCATATAATCGTATGAATGCCCTAACCTATTTATCGCCATGTTATGTTGCACGTCGGGGCAGTGTTCGGTACAAGTATGTTTTTAATAACACCTACTCCGGCAATGTCCAACGTGCCATCATGGTGAATAGGGGTGAGGGTAAGTATGATTCTAGTACGTACTTTAGAGACGACGCTTTGGCAGACGGTCATCATTCAGGTTCGGCGCGTAGGACGTCACAAGTGATTATTTCAGGGTCTGGTATGGCCCTGACTAATTCCAATTCCAACTGCACTGCGGAGGTGGAGTTGCCGTTCTATTCGCGCTATAGATTTGCCTTTTCTCGTTTCATAAAAGATGTGGAGGGCAATGACGCGGATGACACCACTCGCATGTATCACTCAGTTTCGTATAATGGCAGCGGAGCCGATGGACAAAATGTGTATCTCGCCCAGTACGTTGCAACTGGCGAGGACTTTTCACTGGGGATGTATCTCCACTCGCCGGCGGTCATTATAGCCGTCGACCCTGCAGCATAGCTTTAAAGCTTGAGACAGCAATCGTCTCAAGCGCTTCTTAACCATTGGTATAGAAGTGGCCAGTGGTTGCAAGTTTCAT